TAGTTTTCGGATCGATCAAATCGAAATCGGCGGCCCTTCCCTGGTCATGGCGCACGCTGCCCGTAGCGCCAGGGGCTCCCGCCATCCGTTGCCCGCCAGACGTAACTTTCACTTGCAAATCGGATTGGGTCGCAGCGTAGTTCAACGCACCGACGAGTCGTGGATCGAGAGCCCCCCTTCGAGTCGCTGCGACTTTCGATTGAACTTGTTGAACACGATTGCCGCCTGGGCCTTTATCACCCGCCCATCCGCCACCGCCTTCGCCGCCACCAGCGCCACCTTCACCGCCGCCGCCGCCACCACCTTCGCCGCCACCACCAGCTCCACCGCCACCTTCGCCACCACCAGCTCCACCGCCACCTTCGCCGCCGCCCTCGCCACCGGCCCAAGATCCGCTCGTGCCGCCGCCGCCGTATCCTCCACCGCCGCCGCTATATCCGCCGCCGCCCCCACCTCCATCTCCCCCGCCGCCACCACCTCCTCCGCCTCCTCCTCCACCGCCGCCGCCAGAACCGCCACCGCCGCCCCCGCCCTTCTCGAACAGAGGCTTCAATGCGCGCGCGATCTCGTCCGCCTGCATTTTCGCCGCTCGGTTGGAAATTCCGGCGACTTCCATCTCTTCGGGACGAACGGCCGATCCGGTGCCGCCGCCGAGGCGGCCCGTGGGATCGCGCCCCATGGGGACGACGGTCCCCCCTTCCTTCGGGACCATGATCTCGGGGCCGCGCTCGCCGACGAGATAGGGGCGACCAGGGGAAACGGGGCCGCCATGTTGGCGCTTCCCAGCCACTTTCTCGGCAGGACCCAACGTTGGTTCGACCGCCGTTTGCGCTTTTTCTTCCTGCGTTTTTCTGAGTTCAGTTTTGCTTGCAAATTCCTTCGCCGCCCCCCAGGCCTTTCTATATTCGCCCTTGTTGATGTGATCGATCATCTCGGCGATTTGCTTCAGCTCATAGCCCCAGGTCCCGATGAGCGATTTGTTTTCGCCACCAAACGCCTTGTTCAGCGAGAGTCCAACGTCGCCAATCGCGCCAAGCAATTGACGAAAGTCCTGGCCGAGTCCTTGAACGTCCCGCTTCTGGCTCTCCATCTCCTTTCGGGCTTTTTCGAAGGCCGCGCCCGCCGAATTGCCGAGCGCGTCGTTGGCCTCCTTCAGCGAGATGGTCCCCTCGGTGACCCCCTGGATCAGTTGCTTGACCTCGCCGCCGAAGTTTCTCTCGATCCATTGGTAGTAGCGTTTTTGCCCCTCCTCCCCCTTGGCGAACTCGTTGCGCATCCGCGAGACAATATCGATGAAGGCATCGGCCATTGGCTTTCCGGCCGCGACCGCCGCTTCCATCTCCTTTCGGATGTAGTTGAATCCGTAAGGTCCGGTCGCCGCGCGCTTCGTCATCGCTTCGAGCGACTTGCTCACGATGTTGATTGTCTGGTCCCAATCCCCTGTCGTCTTTTGGACCGCCGCGATCATGGTGAGCCATTGCTGGAAACCTTGACTCCCCGTTAGTCCAAGCTTTTGAAGCTCCTCGCGCTGGCTCCCGAATGCGGCGATAAGGTTCTCGGTCTTGACATCGGCGACCGCCATCATGTCGGTCACCGAGCCAAGCTCCTCGCGGGTGAGCTTGAACTGCCGCGATAGGAGGCCCATGAAGTTGGCCAGCTCCCCCACGTTCTCGTGCATTCGGAGCGCGTTGGCGGCCTGGGCGATCATCGGCATGTCTTTGATCGCCTGTTCCGCCGTCTCTCCCGACGCGCGCCGCCAAGCCTCGTAGCCGTCAACCAGCTTGTGAACGTCGATCCTGGCGTCGGCCGCCTGTTTGCGCAGCGCTTGCCCCAGGGCCTCGATCTGCGGCTTGGCCAGTTTTGCGTCCACTCCGATCTTGGTGAGCTTGTCGTCGAAGTCGGCGGCCTCGGTGATGGCGGCCTGTAAACTCCTGGCGACCGCCGCCCCGATGGCGGTTTTCGTAATCGTCCGCATTCCCTGGTTGACGCTCGCGATGTCGGCCTGCATCTGTCTTGATGCTCGACCCTGGGCGTCGGCAAAGTCCTTGGCGTTCTTGGCGGCCGAGCGGAAGGCCTCTCCGGTCTGGTCCTCGCCACGGAGTCTCATTATGGCGTCGTAGGCCTTCACCTTGCCGCCGCCGCCACCGCCGCCGCCAAATAGACCGGCCATCGCGCCTCCGCGTGAAAGTTAGTAACTATTCAGCCGCGTCTTGGGCCAGATCGTCATCCAAGGAGAACTGCGCATTATGGGCCGCCGCCGCCTCCGGGCTCGCGTGGTCCGCGATAGGTTCGCTGCCGCCCGAAGGGGCGTCCTCCTGCTCCTGGGGGACCGGCCATTGCCCGGTTGCCATGGCATCTCGAATCGCTTCCGGAACGAGAATGCTCATGACCGCGAAAACCCGCTCAATATCAGGGCGGCGGATCATGCGGATAGTCGCTTCCGGCATTCCGGTCATCGCCGAGAGAAGGGCGAGGGAGGACACAAAACGCCCCTCGCGCCATAGAAGCTCGTAATCCCACACGAACGGCCTGAACTTGACCGCGTCGATTTTGAGCCCCGACGTTTCGAAAGGGATCAGGAGTTCGACCGTGGCGCCGCCGCTTCTGTCCATGTCACCTCAACATGGCCTGGAGAAACGTCCGCGTATCGGCGCTCTCGATGACCCTGGGATGCTGCTTGTCGAAGAAATCCCAGGCGAAGACCTCGGTCCCCGCCACACGAAGGCGGTATTGGGTGATCGCGCGAATGGCGTATTCATGGTGATGCAGCTCGCCACGATGAAACGGAGTTGGATTGATGCGGCCGAGAAGACCGCGCATGACCGCCATCGCCTCCATGGCGCACCCTCGTCCGCGCTCGCGCAGGAGCCCGTAGGCCGTGAACGTGGTTTGACCGATGGTGCTTTGATAGAGCCCCTGGCTCACGTAGACACCCGCTTGCCGCTCGTGCTGCGTGGTTTCCCGTTTTAGAAGGCTGTAAATCTCCGGCTGCCAGCCGGTGAGGGTGAAGGTCGCTTCTAGCGGCTCGATATGGGTATCGACCGAGATGGCAACCCGCGCCCCGCCCGGCGCGTGCTCCACATAGTTCTCGTTGATCTCCGGCAGTTTGAGTTCTTGCAATCGAAGATGGTTCGACCGCGTGGGGTCCTGATCGCCGCCGGTGAACAGGTTTGCCGACTCAAGGATCAATAGCGCCATCGGGCAACCTTTAGATGGCGGCCGCCGGGATACGGAGGATGTCGTTCAGCTCCTTGTTGAGATCCTCGGTCCCGATCCGCCGCGCGCTGATGAAGAAGTCCCACCAATAAAGCTCGTCCTGATCGAAATAGAGTTCGTAATGGGTCACGCCGCGGATCGCAAACTCGTGGTTCACAAGATCGCCGCGCCGGTACTCGGTCGGATCGACCTTGGCCAGATGGCCCTCCATGATCGCCTTCACTTCCAACGCGCACCCGTTTCGGCGGTCGCGGATCAGCCCGTAGGCCGTGAACGTCTGCCGCCGACAATTCCGCTGGCCGATCTGCCGCATCACCCACGGAGTCCAGCCGTACAAGGTGAAGCTCGCTTCCAAACGATTGAAGTGAGTGTCCACCTCGGTGACAATCGGCGTGCCGCCGGGCATCAGGTCGGCGTAGTTCTCCTCAAGTCCCGGCAGCTTCAAATTGGCCAAGACAAGATGATTACTCTGCGAAGGATCGTGCTCGCCGACAAACAGGTTGGCGGACTCGAGAACTAAAACCGTGTTGGCCATAACTGCCTCCCTTAAGCGGCTAGATTAAGCTGCCGCTCCAATTGCGAAACCATCTCATCGATCGCAAAGCGGTAGCGGGCAGATTCTGTTGTGATATGGCGCAACACGGGCGCCTCCTCTGCCTGGAAGCCCACGGTGAGCTTTCCGGCGCGGATTTTTTCCGCGCTGTTGGACTCCCCTGTGAAGTTCACCCTATAGCCGAGGATGTGCTGATCCGCCTTCAAATCGCGAAGGAAAAACTGCATGGTGTTGAGAATGCTCTGGATCGTCTGGCCGGTGATGTTGAAGCGGCCAAGATAGAAGCGCATGGCGCGAAGAAGGCCCAGATGGATGTAGTCCCGGCCCCGCCGCACGTTGTAGAAGCGCCACAGCTCGTCCTCGCCGCAATTGTCTGTGCCGACAAAGACAAAGCCGCCGCTGGCGATCGCGTAGTCGGCACCGATCTCTCCCCGGACCAGAATGCCCACATTGGCGCGGAGCAACTCTTGCCCCTCGTTCTCCCCGTCCACGATGGAAAACCCGATGTCCCGCCCTGGCGCGATGATTCCCTGGATGGGCTGGTTGGCCCAGGAGTGGAACGGCGCTCCCTTCTCGTGATCCCGGCGCACGGCAACCCCGATAACGCGGGGGGCGAGGGGCCTCGTGATCACTCGCGCGGTTCTGGGGTCGAGGACCTTGACCCCTCCGGTAATCGGGATGAGCCGCTCGTGTTGCATGGTTTCGCGCCAATCGAAATCGTTTTGGAGCGAAATGCCGCTCGATTCCACGACGGCGTGCGCAAGCAATTGGTCGAGAACGTGCGGCAGGGTGGCGATAACCGGATTGGCCTCAAGCGCGATATACGCCTTATAGGTTGCCTTGTGGCCGCTACTGTCATCAGGGTCCGGCGCGGTCACGGTCGGCGCGGTTTGATAGCCGTCTCCCGGCTCGTCAATGACCGCGTCGGAAAGGGAGCCGTCGTCCATTCCCATGGCGTGACATTCCATCGGCGTCGATGGAGAGCCACCGGCAACGGTTAGCTCGTAGCGGTTTCCCGGCAAGTATCCGGCTCCCCAGGTCAGTTGGAGAATGCGCCCAATACTGCCGCTGATCGCGGTCTGACCAGTGTAGCCGGGGGCGCAGATGAGGCGCGGGGTGAACCCCAGCATGGATGGCGCCCGCAGAAGGGCGTGAACACCGCTCATGTCGGCCATCGACCCCATGACCCCGGCGATGGTTTGAATGAGCCGCTCGTTGGGATCGCCCGACGTTCCGCTCTTGGTTCGCACCACGATACACCGCGCCGCCGACTGAAACTCCCCGAGCTGCTCGGCAATCCCCTCAAGCGCATCCCGGATGTAGCCCTGGGTCCCAAGCTTCTTGATCAGTCTGCTGTCGTGAGTCCGAACCACAACCGGAATATTGATGGGAAAGTCGTTGTCGTCAGCGCCATCGGCGGGACCGACGATGCCGACCGTGGAGAGGTCTGCGCCGAGTACGGGGCGGGGTTCGTCGTCGATTCTCCTAAAACTAATCCCGAAGGTCGGATCGGTCATCGATCAAATCTCCATCAGTTTGCGTTTCGCCAATCGCGCGGCACTAGCCTTTGCGATAATTTCTCTAAAACTCCAACTCTGGCACCGCGATCTTGATCTGCTTTTTCACGGCGCTTCTCAATCGGACGGTCAAAACCGACGACATCGCCTCCGACTCTTCCGCCGTTCCTTCCCTGGCCTGAAAGATACGAATCTCGCGCACGTACTCGCCGGTGTCGGTATCCTGAACGGCTTCGGTGACGACGATGTTTTTCACGTCGGAGATGTCGAGAGCCTGAAGCGTCGTTACGATCGGCATGGGCGCCTCACTATCATCCTCTCAACGTTTCAGCCAGCAGATGAGTTCATTGCATCCGCTTGTCGCACTCTTTGATGTAGTCGTTGACGGCCTTCGTTGTTAAGCCGAGACGGAAAAGTTGACTCAAGGGATCTTCGCGCAATTCGTATTGCACTTTCTTTGTCGGCACGTTGACCGACATGAGATCGGCGTTGGGATCTTTCGGCTCTAGGCGAACCTCGTGCACCTCATCGTTTACGCCTGGATCGCCGTCCTTGAGATCGGCGACCCTGACCCAGCCGAAGCGGGAGTCGAGCAGCCGCTGCAGCATGACCTTGGTCCCCGCGGGATCCTCGTTCAGGCAATTGATGATGTCGGCCTCGGTGCCGAAGTGGCTGGGGAGTCCCTTCATTGCAGGTGCCTCACCGCTTCGAATTGCTCATCGAGCCTGGTTGCCTTGTTGAAATTTCGGCAGTTGGCGTGCTTGGCCCAGCCCTTGACGGAAGCGAGGAACGACCTGCGATATTCAAGCGGACGCCGGCTGAAGTCCGGAGCGTCCATCTTCTTGCGCAGCCGTCGCGCGGTGCGCTTGCGCAACAGGAGATAGCCGCCCGGAAAATGCCGGTAGCCGAGGAAATCGACACCGTGCGAGGTCGGGAAAACTTCCGACTTGGAGAGCGACAGCGCCAATCTTACGTCGCAGAATTCCCGCAATGCCCCCCGCCAATCCTTCAAGCGGGCCTTGTCATCGTCAAAGGCAAGGAAGTCGTCGCAATAGCGGAGATAGCATTTGATCTTGAGGCTGTGTTTTACGAACTGGTCAAGCTCGTTGAGATACAAATTCCCCAGCCACTGCGAGGTGAGGTTGCCGATCGGCACGTTGGTCGGACCTGGGAAACTGTCGATAATGTCATCGAGCAGCCAGAGCGTGTCTTTGCATTTGATCTTCTTCCTCACGATCTCTTTGAGGATTTCGTGATTCACGCTCGGGTAAAATTTCGAGATGTCGGATTGCAGGCAATAGCGATTTCCCCTGACGTACTCCATGCATTTGCGGCTGCCGGCGTGCAGGCCGCGTCCTTCGATGCAGGCATAGGTTTCCTGAATAAATAACGCGGTCCAGATCGGCGCGATAATGTTCATCAACGCATGCTGGACGATACGATCGGGACTAAACGGCAGCGCATAGATCGTCCGCCGTTTTGGCTCGAAGACGGTGTGCTCGGTATAGTGGGCGGTGTGAAAGGTCTTGTTGACGAGCGCGCGCCGTACCTTCTCAAGATTGGCTTCCTCGTTCTTCTCAAAATTGATGACGCCCCGCAAGGCCGCCTTGCCGCGCCGTGCCCGGGCGTAGGCGAGATCGATATTGTCCTCGTGGACGATCTGAGGCCACAGATTGCCGTGCCGCCGCATGATAAAATGGCGGCGTCGGGTTTCGGAAAACCTACTAACCGGCGCCGCCCCTCCGTCGTGTGTTTCGCCTGCCTTAAGACGGGGTCGGGCTGTCCAGCCGAGAGGGAGGTTTCGGCAACTTGATCCCGCCCGTATCGCGTGGCTGCGACTGCCAATGTTCGTATTCACATTCGCTCGCGAGTTATTCGCATTACGCGTGCGTGAACTGCAACTGGCTGCATTATTCCAATTGCCACTGGCTAGCAGCGCACCCATGACACGCCCGACCCTTTCTCCTTCCACGACCTCCGAAAAATTCACCTCGGGCTCGCGCGGCCGCGACCGCCAACGTTCGCACTCACATGCGCCCGCGAG